AATTTCTTGTTCGGTCGACGCTTCCTCATCGGAGTCTGAAACTTCCATGTTTTCACGTTGACAAGCTGGTACTTTGTCTACTAACTGAGAAAGTACAGCATAAGCTGCTTTCTCTTCAGCAATCTTCTTCCTTGGTCCTAAACCAACCCCTGTCGTATTCGAAAATTGAACATTATCAATCATAAATTTTCCAATGATTTTAAATCCTCGTTCGAATCCTTCCATTTCGGTGGTATAAGCACAGAGATGAAAATTCTGCACTATCTCATTCATAGCCATGCGAGCATTGTATTGTTCTTCAGTTCTTAATCTGTTGAAAACCGACAAAACTACCAATGCTATATTAGCTGTTGTCGGCGGGCGAAAAGATGGTACTACATCACCCTGAGCATGAGCCGGCTTATAAATCGGTTCACTGATTTCATTAAGGTAAGTATCATGACGATCCATACAGTAAGTCATCAGCGCTTGATCTTCTATGCCAACCATCGTGTCTTCCGTACTTTTCGTTTTGCTTACCTCGCAAAAAGAAGTCGCTCTTCTTATACTGCTCTCTTTTCTTGGCCATTGCTCATTAAAACGAGCCATAGCAAAGATCATCGAACAATGTATTCTTCGATATAATTCATTGTCAATCGTCACCCAATCCAAAACGGCAATTTTAAAATCACCACTTAAAATTGAATTAGGGACTATCCACATCACTTGATAAAATGTTCCTGATTTAACTATTTTCACTTCGAGCAAACGCTTTGAATTAAGCATACGCATCATATAAATGATTGGTTCATTCACATAACTTTCGTAATAATCCATAATTTGTTCTATAATTTCAATGGTCGTAAAAGGCACATACTCGTAATGCTCAATTCCTGTTATTCCTTCAGAGTTCATTCGCATTTGTCGCTTATTATGACGTTGCGGCGATCTCCAATAATTCATATCTTTTTCTTCACTAAACCAGTTTCCTTCGGCCCTTGCAGGTCTAGGATTCTGGGGTGTCATTGAGAGTTTATTTAATTTTTTC